AAGTAGCGCCGCGCTTCGGCCCATTCGGGCGTCTGCACGGCGAACTTGCGCACGGCCCGCACGAACGCGGCGGTAACGGTCGCGTCCATTGGCGCTTATTCCGGCAAGTGCTTGGACTGTTGCAGCGCGGCGAAAATAGCCGCCTGCGCCGCCGCTTCCTGCGCGGCCTTTTCCTCGTCGGCCAAGCGCTTTTCTTCCTGCTCGCGCGCGACCTGTTCGGCGACTTCGGCCGGGTCCGGCTGGGCCGGCCAGTCGGCAACCGTCGGGAAGTCCGGGTGATTCACGACCGCGACAAGCGCCATGCCGTAGGCGGCCCATGCCTTGAACAAGCCCAAATCGAGCGGGGAGAGCAGGCCAGCGGCTTGCGCGTCGGCCTTGCCCCAGTTCTTTTCACGCGCAACCGCCATGCGCTGATCGAATTCGGCCATCGCCTCGCGCCGCACGCGCATTGCGACCGCTGCCGGGTTGAGCGCCCACGCGCCATCGACCCAATGGTGTTCGTCGCAGGGGCGCGGATCGAGCGTGAGGCCCGCTTCTTCGAGACTGATGCCGGGCATGAACACTTCAGCCGGTTCGCCGTCGCTTGTGCGGTAGAGCATCATGCTGCGGTAGTCCGGGCGCAGAACCCACTGGCCGTCGTTGAAAAACGGCCATTCGCCGCGCTCGCGCTCGGGCGGCGTGAGCAGCGTCGTGAAAGCGGGGATGATCCAGCCTTGCGGGTCGCGCGGGTCGGGCGTTGCAAGCGTGCTGCCGGTGTAGTGACCGCTGTGGGCGTCGTATGCGTGGATGAACATGGGGTAGTCCTTTAAAAAGCGCGAAGCATGGGAGTCAAGGCGATGTTGCGCGGGCGCGCTTCGCCGCCGCCGCCGTAGTCCGCACCGACGGAGATCGTGTGCGCGTGGTTGCCGGCGCCGCCTATGCCTACGCCGTGATCGTGGTTGCCGTTGCCGTCGGTGTCGAAAATGTGGCCGTGATCGCCGACCGCGACAATGTCGGCCGAGTCGCCGTTACCGACCGCCTGCTCGGAGCCGGAACCGTTCGTGTCGCCGCCAGTGAGCGAGCCGCCATACGGGGCGCGCAGCAGGCGCGTATAGCCGCCGTTGTTGTGGTTGTGCCCGCCTGCGCCGGCCGTGCCGCCGTGGTGGCCGTGCCAGCCCCGTATGTCGGTCCATGCGGAGTGAAGGTGATCGCCCACAGCCACCGACGAAGCGGGGTGCGAATGCGACAGATTCTGAGGCCCCTGATAGGTGCCGATGGTGCGGCCCGCGTCGGCGCCGCGCCCGCCGTCCCAGCAGCGGATGAATTCGCCCAGCAGCAGCGGGATACGGAAGTTGGTCGAGCCGTCGCCGGTCGTGAAACACCCCCAGTAGCTCGCGCCCCAGTTGGCTTCGGTCGTGATCGCGCCGCTCGATTGCGCATACGCCCACAGGTCGGGGTAAGCCGCGCGCGAGAGCACCGCGCCGTTCGCAATCAGGAACCCGGCGCGCGGAGACGTGCGCGCTTCGAAGTGAATTTGCCCGATCTGCGCGTTTTTGATGGCCGCCTGCACGAACGCCGTGTTGGCGAGTCGCAAGTCCGACGCCGCCGCAGCGGTAACCGTGGGCGCGGTCGGCGCGCCGGTAAAGCCCGGGCTATCGAGAAACGCGAGCGCGCCGAGGTCCGTCGAATCGACCGTGACCTTCAGGCCGCCGCCAGACCAGCCCATGTAGACCTTGTTCGTCAACTGGCCGATGCCGCCGCCTTGCTGAACCGGCATGAAATTCAGAATGCCCTGCTTGGAAGCGAGCAGTTCGGCGAGGCCCGCGACGCGGTCTACGTCCGTGCGCGCGAACACGAGCGAGTTCGTGACCGTCTGGCTCACGACGCCCAGCGCCGTGACGGGCGCAACCGCCCAGCCGGTTGACCACAGCGCTTTGTCGCCGCCGCTCGGGTTGGCCGTAACCATAAAGTCCGAGACGTGCACGCGCGGCGAGAACCACGTCGCGGTGGCGTCGCCGATCATGATGCAGGGCTTCGTGCCGTCGTTGCCGAAGCGGATCGGCAACTGGCGGTCAGGCTGATCGCTCAGAATCGACGCGCTCACGTTCGCGTCCCACGCATTGCCGCTCACACGCCCGGCGATGATGACCGTCATCGAGCGGCGCGGCGCCAGTTCGAACACTTCGACGGCCATGCGAATGTACGATTCGACCGCCTGCGTGCCGTTCGGGAACACCACGCGCAGGGCGCCCGTCGTCTGGCCGACGAACGCGTAGTTGGCGCCGCCCGGGTTCGAGACGCGCAGCATGCCGAGCGCCGCCGCGCCGGCTGCAATCGCCGTGCGTTCCGGCACAAACTCGTCTGCCATTTCCTGCACCGAATGGCCCCAGCGCTCCCATTTCGTCGGGTTCGCGGCAGGCGTGTTGCCGATGTTGGAATTGACGATGCTGCGATAGGTCTTGTTGTCGGGGCCGGTGACTTTGGCGCCGATGGCGTAGGACGTGCCCGCTGCGTAGTCGCCGATGCCGCGCGCTTCGAGCACGTAGCCCGGATGCGGGTCGGCTTCGGCCTTGTGCTGATTGATAAGCGCCGCCATGCCGGCCGGGTCGGTCGCGACCGTGACGGTGACGGAGTTTTCAGGGAGCGTCGAGATATCGAACGTGTAGGCGAACGGCACGTCGAACTGCGCCGACTTCACAAACAGCGGCGAGTCAGCGCGCGACCAGACCGCCCACAGCGTATTGCCAACGAACCAACCAATCTCGCCAATCGCCAAACCGTTCGGGGAGCGCCCCTGCGGGTCGGTGTCGGTGATGGTGACGCCCGTCTGAACGGAGGTCGGCGTAGGGTTGGTGCCGCTCGAAATCGGGTAGCGGGCGACTTCGGCGGCGAGCGCGACGCGATTGCCTGCGGCGGTGTCCATCGCGTACTTGCCGGTGCCGATGGCGATATGCGTAAGCGTCACGCTCATGCCGCTCTGGTTCGGCATGATCGCCAGACCGGCCTTCGTGATTTTCGGATTCAGGACAAGGGTAGCCATTGATACCTCGGAAACGGATCAACCGATTTTCGAGGTAGCTACCGGCGCCACGGCGGCGCGTTTTCCTAGTCCTTAGATCGTCATGAACATCGCGCTTAACTCGCTCACCATGTCAGCGGCGCCCGCCACGTTGAGCGAGATTTCGGCCGCGTCGAAGATCGCGAGCACGGCGACGGCGCCGTTCGAGATTTCATTGGCGAGCCGGTATTTCGTGCCGTGCTCGTTCATCCCGTCCACTTCAATCCGGTGCGTCGGATCGTGCTTGGCGACAGGCGGCATCAGTTCGAGCAGGCGCATCGCATACGCGCGGTAGAACAGCCGGATCGCGTCCTGAAAATGGTCCTCCACGAACAGCCGGTCGCGCGAGTCCGCGCGCGTGTCGTTGGTCGTGAAGGTCGCGCCCGGCACGCGCTCACCCAGCGGCAGTTCCTTCGAGACGACGACGAGGCCCTTGGCCGCATGCACGGCCGCGAGCAGGTTGACGGCAGGCCCGGTGTAGCCGGTGATCTGAGCCTGCACGAGCAGCGGTTTCGCTTTAGCGTTCATGGGTTTCCAGCACGATATGCCCGTCGGCGTCGAGTGAGGTTTTGGATTGCGCGCCCGTCGTCGCGTCCGTGTTGACCTCGCGAATCACGTCGAACGGGCCTTGGAACAGCGGCACGGTCGCGCGAATGGTCAGGTCCGCCACGAGGATCGTCAGGTTCTTATCCTGTCCGGTCGGCGTGTTGACCGCGCCCATATCGACGGCTTCGAGCACAGCGGGAAACTCGTGATCGATGCCGGCGAACGGATAACGCGCCTTGAAGTGCCGGCCGCCGTCGTAGCCATTCGCCCACAGGTTGAACTGCATCGCGAGCGAGTGCGCCGTGTGCACTTCGGGCGCGGCGAACACGACCTGCGCGCGGTACTCGTTCGCCGACGAGCGGGCCTTGTACGCGCGTTGCAGCGGGTCATCGGGGAACGACACGTCAATCGGCGTGCCGATGGCGATGCTGTACTCGGGCAGGACGGGCGTGAAGTCTTTCGCCATTGCCACGAACGTGACCGGGAGCGTGGACGACAGGCCGGGCTTGCCGGTGTTGTCGTTCTTTCGCCATTCCACGACCATCAGTTCGACCTGATCGATCATGCGGCCCGGAACCCATACGATGGCGTTCTTCAGGCCGCGCGCGATGTATTCGGTCATCGCAGGCGTGTCGGCGACGAGGGACGCGTAGAAGCGCCCCATGTACTCGCCGAGCGCGATTTCGAGGGGAGTGCGCAGGTCCATCGCTTACAGCCCGTAGCGCGCACGCGTGAGCGCGAGCGCGTCGTCTTCGGAGCCGGCCGGCTTGTCTTCTTTCTCCGCTTCGAACGGCGTCAGGTCGCCGGCCTTGAACGCGGCGGCGCGCTTCAGAAACGCGCCGGTCGCGGCCTTGCTGACGGTCATCGGGCGCGCGCCCGCCGTCGAATCGAGCAGGACCACGCCAGCGCCCGCCGTGCCCGCCTTCGAGAGCATCGACAGCATTTCCTCGTTTTCTTCCTGAAGGCGCGCAATGGTCTGCATCGCGAGTTCGTGATCGCATTGCAGCGAGTCGAAAATCGCGTTCATCGCGCGGCAGTGTTGCTGCTCTGCGATGACCGAATCGAGCAGCACGTCCGATTCGACGCCGCCGACGCTGTCGAACAGGTAGCCCCGGTTGGTCGTGAAGTTCGGCTCGAACACGTAATCGAACCCGGCGAACAGGGTCGGCACGACGCCCGCGCGGCCCGGATCGGCCCGGATCGCGCTGGAAAAGCCCCCGGTGCGGGAGTTGTAAAGGCGCTGCGCGGTTTGGCCGGGCGCCGTATCGAGAAACTCGGAATCGTGCTCGATGTTGCCGTTCTCGTCGGCGGCGAGGTAGGTCGTGACGATAGCCGGCTCGATGTTGATTTGCTTGCCGTCCACGACGACCCATTCAGGCGGGTTCATGCCGAATTTCGCGCGGATCGTGTGCCCGTAGTAGCCGAGCAGGTCGCGGTTTTTGACGCGCTCCTGCACAGCCGGGCTATTCACGAGCGACGCGAGCGCGCGCAGGTTGAAATGCCGGTCTTGGCCGTGGTGCTTGCGGCCCCGCTCGTGCACGTTGTAGGCAATCTTGCCCGTCTTCTTAGCCATGTCGTTTCCTTACCGTGTGAGAGTGCCGCTCGCGAGGATCGGCATAACGCCTTTCGCGCCGTTGGCGATGGCGAGGCCGCCCGAGTCGCCGATGTTTTCGAAAATCGTCGAGAGTTGCAATTCGAGCATGAGGCGCGCGGCGAGCGTGGAGCGGAACGCCTTGGCGATTTCCAGCAGCCCGAGGCCGTTGTCGCTCGATACCGGTAGCGTCACGCGAATGCGCCCGGTACGAAACATCGTGAGCGGTGTTAGGCCCGGCACGCCGGTCCCGGCGAAGGTCGCGCGGCCCAGCGAATCGACCGTGAAATCGGTAAAGCTGGCGGGCGCCGTCGTTGT